TTGGTGGACTGGCGGTAGTTCGGCATGCAGTTGATGCCGTCGACGCCGTTGGCTGCGGCGGCGATCGCGGTACGGACGGCGGTGCTCATCAGCCCACCACCCGCCGCCGCCACGGTCCCTCGAGACGACGGACCTCGGCGTCGCTGCCGGGCACATAGGTGTTGATCGCGGCGACGTCGGTCACGGTGGCCTGGACACCGAGCGGGTTGCCGCGCGCGGCGAGGTTGTGCGCCACCCGCCGGCACAGCGCCTCAGCGGGTGCCGGCGGGTAGGTCTGGTTGCCGTCGGCGTCGGCTGCGGGGAGCTTGACGCGGGCGAGCTGGTCGGACTGCTCGGCGGCGAGCACATTCTGGATGACGTGCAACTCCCACGAACCGGCCGTGTCGGCGAGGTACTCCTCGACATCGGTGAGCGTGGGTACGCCGACGATCACTTCGCGGACACCTCGACCGTGTGCTCGCCACCGGCGATGACGAAGACGTGCTCGCCGGCGTGTCGAGGCGTGTAGCTGGCGGATCCGGAGACGACGGTGCCGTCGGGGAGGCGGACGACGAACGCCGTGCCCTTCAGGTCGACGGTCTCGTCGACCTTGGCGCTGCTCGGCACGGTCAGCTTGCGGCGGGTGCTGGTAGCCATGGCTGGTCTCCTCAGGCGGTCGGGTCGTAAGTGACCTTGAGCAGGCCGGACGGGTCAGCCAGGATCCCGGCCTGGTAGCCCCACACGCCGAGGTCCCAGCCCTCGACCTTCTCCTGCAGCTTGTCGAGCTTCACGGGCGCGGAGGCCCAGAAGTAGAGCGCTGAGGTGTCGGCGACGTAGGACTTGTGGGCGGTCCCGTCCGAGGTGGTGCCGAGCGACCACACCGGGTCGACCTTGGTGCCGGCGACGTTGAGCGATGGGTATCCGCCGCTCGTCGAGCCGTTGGCGTTGGTCGGTCCGAGGATCGGGTAGTACGGCCGGTCGTCGCCGTCCTTCAGCCCGCCGAGCGCGAGGTAGAGGTCAAGGTGGGCCGGGAAGTAGTTGAACCGGTTGCCGCCGGCCATGAAGTTCAGCTTCATGATCGCCTGCTCGATCGGCGTGGCCAGCGTGGCGACCGTGCTCGCGCCGGCCGCGAGCGCGGCGGGGAACTCGGCCGGGTTAGCGGCGGCCAGGATCGCGGCGACCTTGGTCTCCATCGCCTTGAAGTACTCGTACTGGATCTTGTCCCACAGCAGGCCGCTGATCTGCGGGTTGCCGCCCTGGTCGCCGACCTCGCGGGTGATGTGGACCTTCCCGGAGACCGGCGCAGGGGTGATGGTGGCGCCCTGCGCGGTGGAGTAGCTGCCGGCGGTGGGCTCGACGCCCTGGGTGTGGTCGCCGACCAACCCGGAGGCGGTGTTGAACTTCGCGAACGTGAACGGCGTCGCGTCGGTCAGGCCACCCTTGTAGAAGGCGTCGTAGAGCGGGGTAGTGAACCGCTGCTCGTTGACGAACATGTCCGGCCGGTACTGGGTCGGGTTGACCGGCGCGGTGTCGCTGGTGGTGACGAACTTCGGTCCGCCCTGGGCTGCCATGCGCCGGGGGTCGAGCTGCTCGCGCATGAAGCTCATGACGCGGGTGTACGCCTCACCGTTGGGTGCGGGGTTGAGCACGCCGAGGCCGAGGGCGGCGGCGAGGTCGGTGGAGAACTCGTGGGCGCCGCGGGTGCCGTCGAAGCGGTAGGGCGCGGGCTCGGTGACCTGGGCGGCCGGAGCGCCGGCTCCGGCAGCGGGGATGACCTCGCGGCGAGCACCGGGGACGATGCCGAACTGCGCGAACGCGCTCGTCACGGCGGCGGAGACAGCCGCGGTGATGTCACCGCTCCCTGGCGCGCTGTCGCCGCCGCTCGCCGGGTCGGCGGGCGGGGTGATCGTCACGGTGCCGCTGATGTCACCGGTGATGGGCGCGATCGGGGCGCTGGGCGCAGTGTCGGTGCCCGGGGTCGTGGTGGTCGGGTCGTCGGCCATGGTGGGTTGCTCCTTGGGGGTTGCTGCCGCGGACGCGGCGACGCTGTGGACCCGCGCGTCGTCGAACGCGGGGGCGGGGGTGAGGCTGACTTCCATCAGCGGGGCACCGCCGAGCGCGGCGTGCAGTACGCCGGCGTCGTCAGCGGTGAACCGGGCGCCGGGGGCGATGCCGATGCTGAAGCCGTCCCAGACACCGCCGTCGGACGGGTCGGCCATGAGCAGCGCGTGGTCGCCCTCGGGGGTGTTCGCGACCTTGAACGTGCCGTACAGGCCGTCGTCGCGGTCGTCGAGCTGGACGGCGAACCCGACCGCTCCGTGGATGTCGTGGTTCACCCAGAGCTTGACCCGGGTGGGGTCGGACCAGGTGATGGTGCCCTTGGCGAACTGCCACCAGCGGCCGTCGGAGAGCGCCGGTACGCCGTACGGCACGAGCAGGCCGGTGATGAGTCGCTGGCCGCGGTCGACGGCGAACTGCGTGCCGCTCGTGCGGGCGAACCCGATCTGTCGAAGCTGCGTCACTGGGCTTCTCCGGTCGGCTGGGGCGCGGCCGGCGGAAGCGCCTGCGCGTCGGGGGTGGTGACTTGGTCGGGCAGGCCGTCCGCGACTTGCGTGTCCGGCACGCCCTCAGCGGCCTTGATCTGCGCCGGGGTGATCGCGCCTACCTGCAGTCCGAGCTGATACGCCTGGTAGCGCGAAAGCGCATCGGTCCTCATGTACGCGTCCAGGTTGAGTCGGCCGGAGTAGCCGCGAGCCGTGACGTCACCCATCGACAGTCGATCCTCGAACGCCTGTCGGTACGGGCCCAGCGTGCCGTTCGCGAAGTGCTGCTTGCGGTCGTAGGCGTTGAAATAGGTGTTCGTGGACTGCGGGACGCCCAGGTCGTTGGGGTCGACGCCAGTGAGTCGCGCGAGCTCGAGCACCGCGTGCTCGCGCGACTCCGCAAGCTGCATCTGCTCGGCGGTCATCGGTGTGACGGAGTTGAGCTTCAACCCAGCTGGGACGTACCCGGTCGCCCGTGTCTGGCGGGACTTCTTCCAATCGTCGAGGATGTCCTGGATGTCCTCGTCCGTCGCCGGGTCGGTGTTGTCGGCCGGCGTGAAGTACGTCGTCGGTAGCGGCTCCTCGGAGTAGCGTGCCGCCGCAGCGTCGAGCGTCAGCAACGTCCGGATCGCACGGCCACCAGCGACGAGCAGCCCATCGTTCGGTGAGTCGAAGCGGATGAGTTCCTCGTCCTGCAGCCACTCGACCGTCGTGCCGCTGTGGCCGGCCTTCGTGGTGTAGACCCCGACGTTCTGCACCACGGTGACGGTCTGCGGGTCAAGCCGTCGGACCTTGGTCGGGTAGCCATGCCAGCCGAACTCCAGCACCCGCCACCAGGCGACACCCTCGAACAGGATGTCCTCGAACGTGCGGGTCATCGTCACCGACCGTGGGACATCCGGCTCCGGCTGCTCGAAGAGTGCCCACCTCGTCGCCGCGTTGTCCGGACCGAACAGCTCGAGCGGCAGCTGCCCGAGGCTGCCGCAGATCAGGTCGCGTGCCCGCTTCACCGCCGGCACCTGCATCGCGAGCCGGCGCGGCACCCGCGGCGCCGGCGTCACACTGCCGGCCGACGGCACGTAGCCGAACAACATCACCGGGTCGATCTGCACGTCACCACTGCTCGGCAGCGCGAACCGCGCGCCACGCGAACTGGCAGGCGTCAACGGCTCATTGCGGACCAGACGAGAGAAAAACCCCACGGGTGCAAGCCTCTGGGCGGCGCGCCGCGAAAGCGTCCAACCTCAGCACGCACGTTTAGCGTGCATCAGTCCCGAGGCAGGATCAGCCGCATCCCGCCGAGGCGCTTCCTCCGTGCCGCGCCCGCCGCCCACACCGCGGCCTTGACCGCGTCGGCCCGCTCCGACGACGCCATCCGGATCCCGTCCGGCGAGCGCGTCGTACGCAGCGCGAGCACTTGGCCCGAGAGGTGCTCACCGCCGTCATGCCGCAGGCCGTCCTCGGCGAGCAGCCGGCCAAGCTCGACGGTCACCGCCGCAGTTGTCCCCGCGGCCGCCTTCGTCCTCACATGGCTCGACGCCCAACACGGATCCTCCTGCAGGCTCGCCCCGACCAGCACCGGTGCACGACAGCCCGCGGCGGCCGCGGCGACAGCCGCCTCCTCGAGCGTGCCGTAGTCGGCGACCACGACCACGACCCGGCCCTCATCCAGGCGCCAGGCTCGCGCCACCGACACGCCCTCGTTGAACCAGCCCTCCGCCGCGACCGCATCGGGCGGCGCATCAGGTACCTCCGCGAGCAGCTCACGCCACATGAGCTCCTCGACGGCCTCCTCGCCCCGTTGGTTACGGCGCCGGCCATGCAGATCCCAGATGTTCAGGTACTGCGCCAGCACCGCGCCCACCGGATCCGGGTTGTCCAGCTCGGGACCGGTCTCGGCCGCCTCCTTGATCGCCGCGGCGATCGTCGCCCGTCGATCCTCCGACCAGTACGCCGACGCCGCCCGCCACGTCACCTCGTCGAACGGGTCCGCGTCGGGCAGCGCACCCCACAGCAGCAGCAGCGTCCGCCCATCGTCGGCGGCCAGCGCCCCCGCGATCCGGTTCTTCATCAGGCTCGTCGCCAGCCGGTGACTCGTCGACGTCAGCACCAGCTGCGACGACTCGCGCTCCATCGTCGCCGGCTCGATGCCCTCCGAGATCGCGAGTGGCTTCACGTC